TAAGAACTGTGTACCACTAGTGCTATGATACAACATCCATGGACTGATCTTTCCTGTAGTAATAGAATGACAGATCCTATTTGTGTTGCCATACCTAAGCACATCCTTGCTTAGTATGCCTGCAGTCTCAGCTAGAGTCATAGTAGTCTCGACACTTCTAGCAATAGCATCTAATGGGTCTTCAACCTTTAAGTACTCAATCAAATATTTTGTATAGGTAGTATCAGTACACCATGTATCTATCTTTATCTGATTCTTCAATAGCCAATCAGCAAATCTACTGATATTAACAGCATTGATTTCTACACAGTAGTTACCGAACTTAACGAAGGCAGTATAGTAAGCACTCTTAATGAATTCTTCATACGTTCTGTGCTTAGTGCTGGTACTGTTCTTTCTGTAAAACTGCAACCATGCTTGAAATCCTATACGGTTCCCTGCCCTATCTTTTTCAAGATACCTATGCTTATACTCACAGATATGTTTCATTATAGTTGACTCACGTGCAAACGTGCGACCACAAAACTCACATCCGTGTTGAGGCACTTCAGTTTCCGAAGTCTTTTTCGTATTCTTCAATTTCGTCATCTGTAACCAATTGGCTCAATAATTCTATGTCGCAAATCTTCATAGAAGGGAATTTAGTTGCAAGATACATCTTACGCTTGTGTTCTTCTACGTATGCACCTGCGAGTTCTTTCAAGTCGTCCTCGCTTACGCTAGAAGGGTAAATCTTTTTAAAGTATTCTTTGATATCTGCTGTCTTTGCAGGTTCTCTAAGCAGACTAACTTTTTCTTTAATCTGTGGGATCCAAGGATGAAATTGCTTTCCTTTGCCGGGACTAGATGCACATAGCATCAACCATTGAAGCTTGGGATGCTTAGACACATACTCATTAAAGAAGTATTTGTTTGCATTAGAATCAGTGCTCATTACATAGTATGCTGAAAGGGCACTTGATCCTTTAAGATAACTCATGTACTTTATCATCATGAATGCTACAAACTTGCGTTGTTGTTCTTCCGATAAGGTATCAAACCAAGCATAGTCTTTTCTGTCTAATGCGTTAAGTGCTTCAAACAAAGGGAAGTCTTGCTTCTCTAATTTTTCATCAGTTGGAGTATTCTTTTTCGTTGCCATTATTTTAGTCCGTTGATCCAATCAAACTTAACACCTTCTTCATAGTACTGTCTAGCACGACCTGAATAATACATTACTTCACCACACATTGTACACTTATATCTGTGTAAGTCAATGTCAACGGTTGTAGATTCTGTAGTATATTTCCATTCTCCGTCAATTTCCTCACCGAAGTAATCTACCGTGATCCATTCTGAGTGTTCTCTTGTATGTGTGCAACTCATATCAAAATGCCTGACTATAATCTACAATTTCACAATTTCTACTAATCTCTTTTACAAAATAAACACATCTTGGTTTGGGGCCGTCATCAATTGGTACACATAAGAACTGACCATTTTTTAGTCTAGGGGCATACCAAGTAACGTCATGATATATGTCTACTATCTCAATGGGTAAGAAGCTTGGGCTAAAACTTGTTAGTGGGTTGAATTCAAATGCATTAAACCCTCTGTCATTGATGCTAGTAAGAGGTAATGTCTCTAAGTCACCGTGTTCTTTTTCACCAATCAATATCTGCCAGTCTACTGGCATCTTGATAGTTGCATCACCGATCTTCAGTACAAGCGCTGGGGCACTGAATGATTCTAAAAAGATAAGAGGGATATAATGATAGTCTACGTTTTGCGGGTTACTGTTATCTAGTATCGCAAAGCGCAAGTCATCAATCTCTTCGGGTAGTGTTTCTAAGTTGTAAAATTCGTTATCTAAGGTTAAAATTCGCATAGTATTATTATATCACTTATAGTTTAGTTTTTCAATATCAAATGGATAATTAGCTTCTTTGTAGAATGCTTTCCTTTGAGTAAGGTGACGCTTGGCGAACTTGCAATTACTAGTAATGTCCCAAATCTGCACAAAGTCCTTGTCTTCTGCTTTTCTTATACCCCGACCAATGCTCTGGATAACTCTAACAAACGACTTGCCAGGTTCCAACAGAACCAAGTTAAAAATGCGAGGAATATTAATTCCAACAGCGGCAACGCCATAAGTAGCGATAAGAATTTTGTTAGTAGCTGTCGCAACATCGTCATATTGTTCCTTACGTTCTTTCATGTCTGTTCCACCTGATACGAATATAACGTCAGGTGCATCCTTGAGTACACTGAATAGTGTGCTTAATCTATTCTGTAGCTCTTTACCGGCTGCAACTCTGTCAACTAGAATCAGTGTGTTACCTGACTCTTTAACGTTGTTGATTAGTTGTGCAATCTTGTCTAAACGTTTACCGTCTTCAAGTAAGTGCTTCAATTCACTTTGGTAGTTAGTGAACTCTACGTTATCTTGTAACTGTACAATGTTAACGTGACACTGTGACAGCACTCCCATTTCTTGCAATGTGCTAGCTGACAACTTGTTGATTACGTTACCTAATGATACAATCAATGCTTTCTTTTCAAAATCAGCTTTTGGAATAGTACCAGTTAATCCCCAACGAATAGGAATGTGCGACATAACGCCAGTCAATAATTCTTTCAATACATCAGCTTTAGCCATGTGTACTTCGTCAACCATTACACAGACCACACCTTCTAAGAACTCACCAATCGGCACTTCTGCTTCGTCAGATTTAGTTTTCTTCAACATGTTACCTAGACTCTGCCAAGTACAAATAGTGTGTGTCTTACCAAACTCTTTACGGTCACCGAAGTACACACCAACATCTAGCCCCAAGTTAATGTAGTCCGCTTCTGTCTGTACAACAAGACTCTTATTAGGAACGATGACGATACTTCGACCATAGTCTTCAATTGACGCACTAAGTGCCGCAGTAATCAATGTCTTACCTGCACCTGTAGCAATCTCTTGTAGTGATTGTGGGTTCTGTAAGAACTCATTGATAATCTCAATTTGATAGTCACGTAGAACAACGGGCTTGCCTTCTTGCGGATGCTTTGCAGGCCAGTTCTTATGCTTGAATGTTTCTTCTGTTACTTCTTTGAAATTGAATGTAGTCGAATACTCTCGCAAGTCTTCTAGTTCAATGTCATACCCTGCCCGATCTAGTACAGGAAGAATCTCTGGCAACAGGTTAACATACGAACTGCCACCTAAGCTAAAGTAGCTGACCTTGCCGTTCCAACGACCTAATCGGACACTTGGTAAATATCGTGCTCCTGGCTTTTCGTATTCAAATAGTTTCATCAGTGCTTTGCGCTCTGATAATTCTAATCCTTCTATCTTGACGTTAACCTCGTCACGGATTATTAGTTTGCATTGTTTCATTTTATATCTATCGGTTCTGAGTTTATCATAGTAATTAATTTTGCGATTTTTCTTTGTTCAACATCAATACTTCCTGTACGTGTAAATCGTATGAGCACTGGAAATTTAAATTGATTAATGTCTATTGGCTTATCTCTATACGTAACTATAGAGTGAGGTATGTTGTTTGTATTTAATTCATTAGCTAAGGTTTTTATTACCCTAGACAAACTGTTACCGCCGGATACATACACGTAATCACATTCTAATTCTTTTAACCACCACACTAGTTCAGTGATGTTGGCTATCTCTACCATAGGAGCATAAGACGCCGCAAACAGTTCTACGTCTGTTTTTAGTAAAGAAGGGTGAATAGAAATTCCGTATCCGGCTAGTGTAGCAAGAGTCTTTTTGTCATTCGTTAGCTTGATATCATTGATAGCATCAGCTAAATGAGAATTGATACCTGCAACCATTAAGTTACCGTTGACTGACATTAAAGTGGGGTTCCAACATGTAGTGTCAGTGTAACCTTCTAAGCTATTTAGTAATCTGATAGTCTCACTACAATGATTTACATTGTTAAAATGCTTGTAGGAAACATCTACTATCATCTTTAATGTAGTAGTACTGTATGTACCTTCATACCTTTTTAATACAGTATTCCATGTAAGAAGATTGTTCTGTGTTCTTAAGTCATTTATAAATTGTTTATTGTAGGGTGACTTAAAATAAAGCATCCCTTCTTCAATTGAAATAAACGCATCAGTGTACTGGGGTGCGCTTGATAATACTTCTACTTTCCAAGGCAAAGCTACTAATTCTTGTACGTGCAAATCATGTTTTGCAATTTGACGTTCGTATTTGAATATAATCTTATCTAAGAGATTAACCTGATTACTAGTGACATACTTTTTATTATTAGCTATAGTGTGTAGATTTTCTATAAACTTAAGGTCGCTTCGGCTTACACGCAATACACCGCTCCGCATAAAATATAATATGTCTTCCTTTGTTCTTAGTTCTGCCATCTTGTTAGTATAGCAAAACAGTATACAGAAAGCAAATTAATAGGCAAAAAAAGGGGACCTGAGTCCCCTAAAAATGCTTTACCAATTAGTACTTGGTGCGACTGAAATCACCTTCAAGTGGGTCGCTCATAGCAAAGTCACTTGGAATGTCTGCTTCGGTGACACTCTGAGTCAAACCCTTGCCTCCAAGTTGTCGCCAAACATACATACGTTCTTGATTCTCTTTCTGAATCCATTCATCCCTACGCTTTGCTTCGTACATTGCAGGGAAGTCTGCGGCCCAGAGTTTAACCTCGTAAGCATAACTGACATATTCGTTTTTATGGTTGCCACCGCCACCGCCACTACCGGTACAGATAGTAGTGCGCTCAAAGTAACCGCTACCCCAACCATCATGCATGTAAGGATCTTTCTTGTGCTTACTCATCGGTGGCTTGACTTTGATGTTAATGCGACCAGTCCAACCAGGGTAACCAGTAGGCTTACCCTTGTTATAGTCACTACGGGTATCAAAGTTTTGAACACCCTTGCGCGGGCATGAGTGACTGTTACTCATGTCTTCTTTCCAGAACAAGTCAAGAATGCTCACATCGTAGTATTCGTGAAACGGAGCAGCCTCACCTTTACGATCCCAACGATAGAAGTCATTTTGTGCTCCGTTAGCCCAGAACCACTTCCAGTTGTCTTTGATAAACTGGTTAAGTTCAGCAAGACTTTTAACTTGACCCATCTTAACAAGGAACAGTTCACGCTCGGCTTCCATCTGTTCAACCTTCTTTTCAGCACGGCGGGCACTTGCCAGTTTGCGCAGGTGAGCTTGGTACTTACCTTTGTCTTCAAAGATTTTACCGTCTGCGTCACTTTTGTATGCTTGGATAATACTCATATTAGTCTTTCAATGTATGCCAAGTTGCCATTCGTTCAGTCTCAAACTTTTCATACTGATCTAGGATCACGCATGTGATGAAATAGATTACTGCTACAATATACCCGATAACGTACACCGTTTTAAAATTGCTTATGCTCTCTGCATCAGTATCACCAACAACCAACCCAATCACACCTGCAATAAAAATTCCGATAGATGATGTAATAATCCAGGCGAAAAATCCCATCCCACGATGATCTTGGTACGTGTCCATATATTTTCTATGTAGGCTCATTGGGAGACTGAATACTGTTTTGAAAAATCTTTTCATCAACCAACCAATGAAATAGAAACCTGTTTTGACTTTCATTTGTAATCTTTCTTCAACATCCAGAACAACACTTCACCGTTGTCTAGTTTACACAAGTCACCGCTGTATTTCATGACAGGGCGAGTTGTTGGACTAGGATTTGCCAACATGATTCTTACAGAACCTTTACCGCTACTTGGATGTACTTTACCAAATGATTTAACTCGGTAGATGTTGTTGTGAAACACAACAAAGTCATCAATGTTAAGTTCACGGTCAATTAAGTCTTTTGGATTTGCCATATATTCCTTATCGAAGAGGACTTATTGACATTGCCTCTACGCACACTGCAGGGGTTAAACTTTATGCCAAATGAGATAATAAATCAATACGGCCCATGCTTGATTCCAAGTAGTGCCCAAAGCATCCTGATAGTGCGGCTCAGTATGAAAAGCCGCAACACCAAAGTTAGCAAGTGCAAAACACACAATACAAACGATAACTCCAACCATATCAAGCACCTTTCATGCAAGTTGCTTTAGCAAGTTCGCGCCAGTTAGCACTAATCTTAACCAAGTCAGCAACCTTCAAACACATACGCAAGGACACCTCACGCAATTTGTTGTGATTGTCCCAGATGAACGACATAATTTCATCAGTTTGTTCCTGTGTAAAATCGTAGTCTTTGAACAGACCACCATCAGCATCACGGTGAACTTGTTTGATACGCAACATTTTGTCACGCTCGGTATCAACAGTCAGGTCCAAAAAGTGACAACGAGACTGCAATGCATCCAAGTGAGGTTGCATCTTAGAAGCCTTCTTGTTATCAAACGTTTTGTTTGTAATGAAGATGATAGAGCCGTTGAAGTTGAAACTATTAGGGATACCTTCTTCACGCAAGATACGTGAATCTTTGTTCCAAGAAATTCTACGAGTCTTACCTGAATCAAGCGCACCTTTCAGTACGTTGATAGCGTCTTGATCTTCCCAGATATCGCAGTCATCAAAAACGAGAACGTTTTTAGCATCACTAAATTTGTACAACTTAGCGAACAAGCCGATACCTGACATAGCACCTTTGACAATCTCAAAACGTGCTTTCTTACCTGCAACTTGATCGAACAAGCTTGCTTTTTCCATTTGCAATGACACACCGTGTGACTTACCGATACCTGCAGGACCTGTAACAATCATAGCACGAATGTCACCTGCAATACATGCCTTAGACATTTCATCAAGTACACCAAAACGTGTTGCAATACGATCCATTGCCTCTGTTTCAGATTCCTCAGTCACATGCTTTGCTTCAACTGCAGGCATGCCTGACAAGAATTCAATACATTCTTTGTTGTCAATTTGAACACGGACCTCGTCAGGGCGACCTGGGAATTGACCTTCGTTTTTTACTGTAACGAAACCACCTTTAGAGCCTAACTGATA